CTATATTAAGTGAAGATGACTTACCAAAATGTCCTATAACCAATGATATATCTCCTAAAGTAATAATTATTGGTGGAAATGCAAAGCCAACATCAGAAGTAGAGCATATTAATTGTAGATGTTGTGTTAATATACAAGGTGATGGTGTATGAAAAAACAAACCTTTAGCTGTACTGAATGCCAACATTTTTATGGCATAGATGGAGTAGGTGAAATGTGGATCTCCTGTAGTATTCATGGAGACTTCAAAGTCAAGAAAACAAGCTGCCCTGATTTCAAGAAAAAAGTAACTAAACTTGACTTGCTTCGAGAAATCAGACAGTTAAGGAATGAGAATGAAGAGTTAAGAAAGCAACTGGAAAAGATTCCCCCAAGCATTAAGGAGGTATGGATAGAATGATAAACAAACCCTTTAGCATTAAAGAAAACCTACTATTTGTCGAAGAAAATGACAATATCAAATATGTAACAAACATGATGAACTTCCAAGACGTGGTTGACCTGTTGAATGACCAGGACGAAACCATCAAAAGACAAGCAAAAAGAATAGAACTGCTTGAAAGCCTAATGCCAAAAGAACTAATAGAGGAATAATACTATGATAGTCAAATCTTTATGCAGCACATGTGACCATGACATAAGATTCGAGGACAAGCCATACGGATTACTAGTAGCAGAATGCAAACTCGAATGCGAACAATACGATCCAGAAGAACCTGTAGAATGCATCAATTGGAGAGCCAAAAAATGAAACCCGTAATCTGTTTAGATTTCGATGGAGTACTCAACAACTACAAAGGCTATGATGGAGACAACCTAGGCAAACCCAAACCTGGAGCAAAGGAATTCCTTCAGGAACTGAACAAAGACTACAGGATAACAATACTATCAGCAAGAAGATACACACAAATAATCCGATGGCTAAACGAACATGGCCTATGGGAATACGTTTCCAATGTAACAAGCTTCAAGCCCCCAGCATTAGCGTATATTGATGACCGGGGAATCCAATTCAACGGAGACTACAATGAAATACTAGAGCAATTGAAAGATTTCAAACCATACTGGAGTGAATAAATCATGAGTGAAATATGCGATAAGATTGATGATCTAAGAAAAGGGATAACCAATGTCAAGAAGATAGTCAAACAGAAAACAGAAAACAGTGAAGGATACGAACAACTGTTCTGGATAAACTTCCTTATAGAACTCAAGGACATTGACTACCGCTTATATGACATGCAGAGAACAATACCAAAATACGAGGAATAGACCCATGACACCATTAAATGAAACAATAAGGATACTTCGTACACAGATAGCTGCAGAGGAAATGCAGCCACAACCAGACATTCCTAAACTAAAGGAATTAAGGAAAGAACTTGACAAATGCCTACAGAACATAAGGGAGTGAATCTTTTTGATTATGACACGTGAAAGAGATATCAATTTCTTATTACGCAAATACGAAACAAAACAACCTGGAGAAACATTCACCAGCAAAGAACTCAAAGAGTATTATGGCAATAAGGAATGGAGACTTGCAAACAAGATAAGAACTTGCAATTATGTGATGAACGAACTAGGACTAAAAGGGGAACAAAGAGACAGATGCATATGGATAGTGAAGAAAGTTCCATTGAAACAATTGCACCGCAAAGCAAGTTGCGAGACAATAATCACATGCATATGCTTCTACATAAAAAAACTCGAAGCACCAAAAAGAAGAACCTGGAACTACAAAGTATGCAAGGAATACGGAGTGGATGAGGAAATCTTTAGCCTAGTCATAGCAAGGCTATGCGACTACTTCCAAAAGAACAGATATGAATGTGGCTAGTAGGTAATGTAATACTGGTAGAGGATACTTTATAAAAATTTTCTAGAATAGACATTGTATTCCTCCATAATAAAGGTGCTATAATAAAACAGTTTAATCAATCAACATATGCAATTATTTCTATATTTTAAAGTCTTCTCATGAAATAGGTGACATAAATTGACTGCTACAAAAAAACAACCTTTGAGGTGTACAAATTGTGGTAGTCAAGATTTATGTTACCTAGAAGATGAAACATTCTGTAGAAATTGCGGCCTTGTACTGCAGGGAGTGCCAAGCATAGAACATTATGATTATGGTTATATTATAGGTGGAAAAAGAATAACAAGTATTGATCCCTATGAATAGGATAGAATAACCCCCTTATGAAGAATAATAAAAGATTTTCCTCCGATAAAGAATGTAATTTTATTGTTTTTTTAATTTAGTTTATTTTATTTAATTTTTCATTGTCACTCTAAGATTAATTTTTTGTTAAAAAAAAATCCTTTAATTAAAGCAAAAATGTCTTTTTATTCATTTAAATCACAAATCTTAAAAAATTCATCATATCAATTTGGGAAAGAACACACGTAAGGGGGTTATTCTATTCTATTCACAAATAATAAATCTCACACTATTTTTTTACACACAAGAACTCTACAGTTTTTTGCCTTTTAAATAGCTACAGCATAGAAAAAAAGAGGAGGATTCCATATAGTCCTCCTCACCTCTTCTATTCTAAAAAGATTAAAAAAATGTTTTCAAAGCAAAAGGTTACAGCATGACAGATAATAAAACATACGAACACACTTGCATACAAGAAGCACGGATCAGCACAATCGAAACCAAGCTTGAAAACAAGAAGGAACATCTGCATGAGGTTGATGAAGATTACTACCACTTGCGTGACAAGTTAGAAGCGATTAACATCAATGTAGCTGAACTGGCTGCCATAATGAAAGCAAATCAGAACAAGGAGCTGGAAAACGATAAAAGAATAGATACCTTAACACAAGAAGTGTCAAATCTCAAGACAGATGTAATGAAAGTTGATAAAAAGATTGATAACACTAACAGCAGTCTTGATACTATGAAATGGTTTTTACCACTCATATTCACAATACTCTCATTCACAGTAAACTACCTTTTATGATTAACAAACATTGTTAACATTAACAACTGTTAACATTCGTTAACAAAAACTTGTTAACTTTACAAAAAATGATTGAAGTGATGTAGATAGTTATGCCGCCAAGAAGCAAGATAGAATCAAGCCCTCATTTTAATGAGATAGTTGACCTTTTATTAGCAGGTCAGACTACAAGATTTGTTTCTGATTACTTGTTAAATGAATATGGTGAAAAGATATCTCATGTCTCTTTGAGCAAGTATAAGAAGAACAAGTTGAACATCAAGGCAGCTGCAAAGAAGAAGCTCTTCGAGAAGGAGAAGCAGAAGCTAATCAAGGAGAATGCCAAGAAGGCTGCCACCAAAGAAGCTAAAGCAGAGCTTAGCATGGAAGCTGCAACAAGCTACCTAACCAGGAACTATGAAAGAGTAGAGGAATTCATAGAAGCAACCTCCGACATCAACATTATACAAGCATTGGAGGATTACAAGAAAAGCCCTGACTTCGATGAAGGCAAATACCTGGACCTGAAGATCAAGGTGCAAAAGCTAAGGCTTGAACATATGAAGTACGAGACAGACCTCCTGGAAGACAACACACTAAATGTGAATGTCAGCAACGAGGAGGAACTCTTCGATGAAGCCGAGATAATGAGGATCTTAAATGAGGAATCCGAACTATAAGAAAGTCACAAATGACCTTTACCTTTTCTATCGTTATTTCGTAACCAGGAACTTTGAGGAAAGCGTTCCAGCACCACACATAAAGAAGCTTGCACAGGCATTGACAAGGGTAACCTTTGATACCAACAGCAAGAACAGATTATGTGTTAACATGCCCCCGCAGCATAGTAAATCATCATTAATTACCATTGCATACACCGTATGGCTAATACTGCAGAACCCAAACCGCAAGATACTAGTGATAAACGCTGAAGCAGGATTAAGTGAAACCTTCGGTATACAGATAAGAGACCTAATGGAAAGGCTTAATGGATTGAAGGGAATCACAATATCCAATGTGAAATCAAGCAGCACATACATCATGTTCAACAAGAACGGAAGATTGCAGCAAGGCCACATCCGATTAGTAGGTAGTAAAGGTTCCATCACAGGACATCCTGAAGACATAATAATAATCGATGACCCTTACAAGGGGATTGAAGACACAACCCCAACATTGCTGCAGAAGAAAATAGACTGGTTCACCACTATTGTTGAACAGCGTGTACGCCCAAAGACCAAGGTTATAATACTCCATACCAGGTGGCATAGTAACGATATAACAGGTTACCTCTTAGAGAATGAATCCTACAAGTATGACTTTATAAGTTTCCCAGCCATTGACGAGAACAACAACGTATTATGGCCTCAATACTATGACCTGGACTTTTACCTGGACAAGCAGGCCACAATCGGAGAACGAATGTTCCAGGCACTTTACCAGCAGAAGCCTTTGGACTTGACAAGCAACTTCTTTTATACTGACAACATCATATGGGAAACCGATATAGATACAAGGTATCATATAGCCTCCTGCAGAAGCTGGGATATGGCATACACAGAAGCTTCAAATCCAAACAGCAAGAATGCAGATTACACTGCAGGAGTAAATGCCTACAAGATAAGCGAGAACCATTACATATTCACAGACTTTGTTCATGGCCAGTATGGGAAAGAGAACATCAGGAAGATTCAGAACACCGCATACTTGGATGGGATGAACAAGACAATACTTATTGAAACAGGTACTAAAGGTGCAGCAGCTAAAGAGCTTTTCAATGTCTGGAAAAAGGATTACCTTCAGAAGTACAAATGCAAACAATCCCTTCCATGGGGTACAAAGGCAGACCGTGCGCAAGCATTGGCAGATGCAATGTATGATGGCAAAGTCCATTTCTGCATCTACGATGATGGCTTGAGGAATACTGTACTGGAACAGTTCAAAGCATTCCCAAACACTGATCATGATGACATTGTTGATGCATGCTCATACGCATTCCTATACCTGAAGGATAAAGGAGCTAGTCAGATTGTCACTGGTGGAAAAAGAAGAAGAAGGAGCATAATATGAGTTTCATTGATAATATTAACGTTAACCGATTATTCAATAGAGTCAGCAGGAGCAGTAATGTAAAATCAAATACATCTACAAGAGCAGGGTATGTCAACCTTTTTCAACGGAAAGACAATATGATTCCATACAAAAAAGGAGTTAGCATACTCAGAGACACTCAAGTAGCTACAGGTTTCGATATCATCAAATACTTATTATCATCCAAGCAATGGATATTGACCAATCCTAATGAGGATTCTGAAGCTTATGATTTCATACATGACATGCTTCAGAACATGGAAACAGATCTCCAAACAATTGTAAAGCAAATGACCTCAGCTATTCCATGGGGTTTTAGTGTGCATGAGATATTGTATGATGTCAAGGATGGCAAGATAATCGTAAAGGATGCTATCCCTGTACACATCAAGACCTTGCAGAACCAGCCATTCGTCTATGATGATGACGGGAACCTGGTTGCAATACACCAGGAAAGCAATAATGGGGAAGCTGAAATACCAATCAACAAAGTACTGTTATACAGCTACAACAGCCTTTATGATGAAAAGGAAGGCCATGGATTACTGTATGATTTCCTCCCTATCATTGAGGATAAGGAGAATGTTATGGATTGGCTGATGACATTTGCAGAGAAAAACGAATCCCCAACACTATATGGTAAAACTGATAATCCAGTATCCCGTGACCAATTATTAGATGCTTTTGATGATATAAGCGATGGAACTACCGGTTTAGTTATCGGTATGGATGATGATGTTGGAGTATTGGAATCATCCCATAGGGGAGAGACATTCTTCAGCATACTACAATACAAGGACAATCAAATCTTCCGTAGGATGTTCATAGGTAACCTCTTGCTTGGGGACAATAGTCAGACTGGTACATATGCACAGTCACAGACTCAATTGGAATTCGGTACATTAGTGTTTGATGGTTTGCTTGAAGAGATAGCTAACACTTTCCAACAACAGATCATAAATCCAATGGTTGAATTCAATTACGGCCCTAACATAAAGGCACCAGTAATAAGCTTCGAGAAATTCTCTAAAGGAGACATTGAGAAACTATTCAACATCGTAAAACCATTAATGGATTCTGGTGTAGTGGATAGTGAGAACAGTGCAGTCCAAGAGTCTCTAGCATTGCTCTTTAAAGCAGAGGCTGGAGTGGAATATGTGAATGATGAACCGGTAATGCCGAATGAGGATTTCGGTTACCAGGAACCAGTAGATGGAGCAGACCTAACCAATACAATATTAAATGATTTAAATGGTATCTGATGAGAAACTAATCAAGCAAGGGATAAGGTACACTGATTCATTGTTTGATGAATTAATCCGAAGACTTGAAAAGGGAGTCCTTGATAATGATACACTCGAGGCATTCCTGGAAGCAACCAAGGAATACACTACCAATAACCCTTTAACCGAGACAGGTTATACTGATACGATGATAGCTCTTATCCTGGCCGAGACCAATAACCACAAATTCTCTAGGCCAAGTCAAAGGGAACTAACCAGGGTAACCATAGCAGAGTATGTTGGAAACCTAATCACAAATGTCGGTGAAGACATCAAACAGACTGTCCGAGACATAGTCACAGAGGAATACAACAACCCCGAAGGCAGTAACCCACAGAAGATGGCCAAGAGAATAAGCGATGAAGTCGAAGGCATAAAGAACAAAAGGGCTAGGACAATTGCCCGTACCGAGATAGCACGTACAGCTACAATATCAGATTATATCATAGCTAAAGAACGTGGAGCTACACATTACACAGTAACTTGCAGAAGCACAAGATGCCCTATCTGCGAGGAGGACTATTGCAAAAACAATGCTACTGGTGGAGATGTGGAATACAGTATAGAGGATACTGAGATGTTACCACCAAGGCATCCTAATTGCAGGTGCAGCGCAAACTTCTACAAGAAATAAGATTCATTATCATATGTTGCCGATGATACGAGGCATAATTGATTTTATATTTAGGAGGTCCTACAAAAATGACAGAAGCAGATCCAAAACCACAAACTGGTGGAGAACCAAAACCACAACAACAACAAACTGGTGGGAATGACCCATTAGACAAATTCAGTGAAATCAAAGCACGTTTCGATAAAGAAATAGAAGAACGTGACAAGAAGATACAGGAATTGGAAGAGGCCTTATCCAAGAAGGATAAGGAAGTCAATGATGTCATAAGTAACTTGAATGATGAAGTCAATGACAAGCTTAGACAAGCAGAAGAACTTAAAGCATTGCAAGCCAATGTGAATGAATTATTGCAAGACAAGGCAAATGCCCTTGTAGACAAATACATCAATGAAGGCAAACTAGTCCCTGCACAAAGGGAAAAAGCATTATCACTTTGCCTTTCAGACCAAGACATGTTCATATCTTTATATGAAAACGCACCGTCAATCGTTGACACAAACCCAAAACCAAGAAGCATGAAGGTTAACGGGAATGTGGATAAGATGGTGGAATACTTCAAAGACTAAAATAATGGAGGATTAAGACTATGAGTCAAATATTAAATTATGGAAAAACTCCTGTTGTTCCATTCAAAGCAAAAGAAGGAGACATTAGTATTGTTAAAACTCAAACTGCAGCAGGAACTATCTCAGGTCCTTCAGTTGCATCACCATTAGCGAAAGGTGCGGCTGTAGAGTTAGATAGTGAAATGACTGTAAAAGCATACAATTCCGGTTTATTTATTGGTTTTGTATACAATGAAGGTAAATGGGTAAATGGTGAACCTCGTACCGCAATGAACCAATCTGCAGCAGTATCTGCAGATGCATTACGTGAAGTTGGTATTGAAACCATCTTTAAGAAGATCATCACCTTAACCGGTAAAACCTCAGAAAGCATCACTGCTAAAAAATACTTAGTATTCCACAGTGATGGAACTGTAAAATTATCCGCAAGTTCCGGCAGTACTGCAACTAACATGGTTGCATTATCTGACCAAGACACCAACAACAAAGTTGTTGTCGGAATATTATAATTATGGAGGATAAACGTATGGAAACTATACCAAAACTTTTTGAGAACAGAACTCACAACTTAGAATTTTACGCTCAAAAAAGAGTTTACGGAACTCTTAAATTATTAAACAAATTGCCAGTTGTACAAAACGTATCTGGTGAATTCACCAATTATGTATCCACTGATGCTGATGATGTTATCGGTGACGTAATCAGTACTGGTGATGGATTAGACTTCAACGAAATCAAATTCGGAGAACCATCCGCATACAGAGGAGCAACCTTACCAAAAGGTTACATGTTCAAAATGAACTCTAGATTAGCAGACATAGGAAGATTAGACGCTACCTTACAAGTGTTCCTTAACAAGTCTGTTGCTAAACTTGCTAACTTCTATGACAAAGCTTTCTTAGGTTCCTTAGTGGCTGGTGCTGGTGCTTCCGCTCCAACCATCTCACAAATCGGTGCAACTAGTACTGGTATTGATGTTATTGAAAACGAACTCAAAATCATTGATGCTATGGAAGTCAAATCTGATGTTGATACTGGATTCACTCCTAACACTATCTTCTTGCCAAGAGCAGATGCTACTGCTATTAAGATTGCTCTCGCTAAATCCAACCTCTTAGATGATTCCAACTTTGAATACATCGGTACCAATGCAATTGCTGCTGACCATTACCTTGCTATGGACTTGAACAACCCATCTGCAACCATCGAAAAATATGCAGACCCTAACTATTCCATCATTGCACAGTTAGAACAAGAACCAGAAGCAAACAGCGAAATCTTGATGCAATTACCTCAAAGTTTCATTAACGTCAAGATGACTGAACCTGATGAACCTCAACGTTCCTATGTTTATGTATTTGCAGAAGCAAACGTAAATGTACTTGAACCTAATGGAATTATGTATGGTGGATACTCCGGATAGATGGAGTATTCCTACCAACTTTAATCTTTTTTATAGGGAGGATTATTAATGGTTAATTATCCAACTATACTCAAATTACCACAAGAGGATATTAACAGACAATTATACGAAATGATTATCAAAGCTGAATCTGGAGATGCAGCTGCAATCAAGGATTTGCAAGATGCTATCGGTTCTGAAACTACTGCTAACACTATCCTTAAAAGAATCAAGGATATTGAAGATGCAATCGGTACCGAAACCACATCTGGAACTATCCTCTATCGTATCAAAGCATTGGAAACTGCTAACGCTGGTTCTGGAGGTTCTGGCTCTAGCTAAAATTTTTTTTAGAAAATTAATTGAATAGGTGATAAGTGATGTCATATTGTACAAAAGAAGAAGTGAACAGCCTATTCGGTGACATTAGTGATGACATTACTGATGAAATGTTTGCTACCGTAATAGATAACAGTACTGCCTGGATAGACAGTGCATTGAAAAGGAATTATGTTCCTGTTTGCAATCTACAACAGAACCTTGTAAATGTGCCATCTGCTCTCAAGACAGCAGCTATCTACTATGCAGCATCTGATATACTCTTATCCTTGTATCATGGTGACGAATTGCCAGTACAATATGATGTATGGTTCCAAAAGGCTCAAGGTTTATTGGATGATTATATCAGCTCATACTTGAATAGTGATGCTGACCCTTCTGATTTGGTTGCTCACCAGCAAGTGAAGCATTCCAAAGGCTTAACCTATAATCAGAAAAGGGGCAGAGGAAGATGGCGGATATAAGCGATTACCTTCAATTGTATGTTGGGGAAGCTTTGAAGCAGTACACCAATGAAGTTGCATTATCATTGGAGAACAACATCAAGGCACAATTATACGAAGGCCATGGTTACGATACCGGTAACCTTCGACGTAATATCCGAGTAGACACTAGGACATATAAGGATCATAGCATAATCACTGGTTACTATGATGAAGGTAATGCTGATTATGGTGAATATGTGCTTCGTGGTGTTCGTGGAAAAGCGAAGGTTGATCCGATAGACTTCCTTGGAGATGGATTAGAAAAAACATTGGAGAATTATAGATGACAAATGATGAAGTTTTAACTGGAGATGTAACAATCACTGTATATGGTGAAGACAGTAATCCAGTTAAAAATTGTAGATGTGCATTATATAAGAATACTGCCAAATCATATGAAGGATTCACTAACAATTTAGGAGAATGCTTAATCGAAAATGTAAAATATGATACATTTACATTGAAGGTTACAAGGACAGGGTATGAATCCTCAGAAACATCATTAACTGTAGATGATGAAACAGTAGCTGAGGAAATCACATTAACTCATTTGCCATTAGATCCAAACCTTGTCGAGGTTGACCTGGATGAACATTACCTTTTCCAGGTAAGCGAATCAACCAGCAATCCAGATTACAGGATGGCTAAGAGTGTTAGCCAATGGCTAAAAGGAAACCTTGAAGCATTAACCGATGATAACGATGTAACAATATTCAACAAGATATCTTATGGTTATGATAGCGAGAAACTTAAAACCTTCGGAAAGAAACCAACCGCTGACATCTATATAGACCATGTTGAGTATGATTCCGACTTTGACAATTGCGCACCAGTAAGCGTACACACTATCATCATATTCTATATGAAAGGTGCTAATGATGTAGCATACCTGAAGACTACTGAATTGCATGACTTGCTAATGCAAAAGTTCCTAACAGATGATGACTGGAAAATACTCCCTGGTGTTGTAAGGGAAACTGTCATCACCAATAGTCAATTGATGAGCCAACCATCTAATAAGAGATGGGGGGCTATGGGAGCATTTGAATTAGCACATTACTTATACATCTAAAAAAAAGGATATAGGGGATTTTGAGAGTTATGGCAAAGAAGGAAGAAGCGTTCAACTTCAAGGAATACATAAGTGAACTTGACCTTAATAAGTATGTGAAGGAAGGTTTTGTCCGCAGCCTTGAAAAGGAACCAAAGACATTAAAGGAAACAGAAAAACATTTAAAGAAATATTTAGGAGAATAAGGATACTATGGCAATTATACCAAAAATTACAGTTACACAAGTGGACAATGTCCCAAAGGGTTCACCAGGAATTGCAGGTAAAGTTGCAATCGTAGCGGAGTTCAGTAAAACCTTATCCGCACCAATAAGTGTAAACACTTTTGCTAATGCGGTAGCTGAAGCAACCACCGGCACTATCAGTGGAAGCAGCCCTATTGGAGACCAAGTCCTCGAACCATTATTCCGTGGTGGTGCTACTGATGTGATCATCGTAGACATTAGCCCATCCACTAGTGGCAGCCCTACAGGTACTGAGATTGTTACTGCTGCTACCAGTTTGGAAGAGAATTATGATATATTATTGATACCTTACGTTTTGACTGATGCTAACCTTACCAGCATTAAATCTTACATTGATGATAGGTTTACTGCATCCCATCCTGTAGGTTTAATCGCACCAGTTACCAGGAGTTCTGCAGCTGATTATGTTACCACTGCTGCTATCTTTGCTGCTGGTGGAACTTTCGGATTAGTCAGCCAACAATTCACCGTGAATAATACTCAATTGAGTGTTGCTCAATCTGCAGCATACTACTGTGGATTAATCGCAGAGCGTAGGGTTGATGCAAGCTTCACTATGAAAAACTTGGATGGTGTTGAAGCAGTTAGTGCTGAATTGACTTTTGCACAATCATCTGACATGGGTTACAAACTCGTTGAAGCAGGTTACCCTGTAGCGAAATGTTTGAACCGTGCAGAAAAGACTTTTGTAATAGTTAACTCCCGTTTGCCTCATGTTGTGACTGCTACTGATGGGGCTAGTGTACACTTGGACTTGTACATGGAAAGAACAATCAACTACATCATCAACCTCTTTAACCTTGAGGATTTCCTTGGTGAGAAGAACAATGCAATCACCTTGGATGCTATCGAGCAAAGACTCGCAAGGGTTAAGCATGAATGCATCGACACCTTAGGACTTGTTGAGGACATCAAGTATAGTGTTGAAAAGGTTAACAGGGATTGTGTAAGAGCAAACATTGAAGAGATCGTATTCGATGGTGTTGTTACTGAAATCGATGCAAACGTAACCTATGATGTGATCTAAGAGGTGAATTAAGTATGGCAGATAAGACAATTATTATTAACGGAGTAACTTTCGGCCGTGGAACTGGTGTAAAGATAGATGAGAATGCAGAAGTGTCAACTGAGAACACTTTTGATGGTCCTGTAAACTTCGGTATCGAGAAAACCCAGTACACCGTAAGTGTCGATAAGCTCATTGCACCTGATGTTGAAACCTACCTTGCAATGCGCAATGTATTGAAGGATATGAAAGTCAACAAAGGTGAAGTAACCATCAAAGAGGTTGTCCGAGAAAAAGGAGGAACCTCCTATACTGTAAAGGAAATATTCCTTGGATGCTTAGTAAGCAAATACAGCAAAGACATCAGCGTAGACTCCTTGACTACGGAAAGCATAGAGTTCACAGCTGAAGATGTTGATGAAGAGATTACCAGGAACTAAAACCATTATTGGTTTGGTTCCTTTATTTTTTTTAATTATTTTTTTTCTTAAATGATTAGGGGTGCAATAGGGTATGGCAGAGAGAAGCCTAGAGGAATTATTGTTGGAAACAGAACAAAGGATCCTCAACAACGATTTTTACAAGAAGTACATAGTGACCTATGAAGATGAGGAATATGGATTCTATGTTAAACCAATAAGCCAGAACAGTTTCATGAAACTGTTGAATAAGCATGGGCATAATATTGCAAAGATAAATGAGGAACTCATATTCAAATGCTTAGTCGAGGCGGATGGTAGACCTTACAAGAAGGAATTGGTTAAAATACTCTTGGATGAAATGCCTGCTGGTTTCAGCACAGAAATTACAAAATGCATATATGAAGTAAGCGGTATTGAAACTGATAAGGAATCACAGGAGATGTTAGAACGATTTCTTGAGGGAACATCTTAATTATGATGATGGCAAACTTTGCCACATTACACGAATGTTTGACAGGGGAATCATAACCTTAACATTAGAAGATTATAACAGGTTAACACATTTTCAGAAGTTAGCGATAATAGTTATCACTGATGAGATTATGAGGTTCAGGTCAAACAAGAACACATTCTTAACATTTTAAAAATGATTATTAGGAGATTTAGGCTGTATGACTGAAAAAGAAGTTAAGATACGAGTTGCCGCTGATGTTGATGATGAACAAGTCAAGGCATTAGAAGAGTTATTAGACAGTCTAGCCGATAAAGTTGTTGGGTTTGAAGTTGCTGTAGATGATGATGGTTTGGATGCTGCTGGAGAGAAAGAGGAAGGCCTTAATGGCAGTGCCGAGTTTGTGATTGATGTTGATGATACTGCTGTGCAGATGGCTATGTCCAACCTCAGTGATGGGGTTAGCAAAGCCAAAGCCGGTGTGCTTGAACTGAAGGATGCTCTCCAGGAAGTGGAACAAGCCGGTATGCAATCCGAGCAGAACAAGGCATTCCTTGAAATGAACCTCGGAGCAGACAAGGCCAAACAAACCTACCAAGACATATCAGATATCGTTGCCAGTATGCCTGGTGATGATAATACTATGAGGTCTGTCTTGTCTACTGCACAGGCACTTGGTAATGACTTGAACCCTGATGAGATGGAAGCAGCCAGTAAGACCATGGCAGACTATATGAGCGGTTCTGCCACTATGGGAAAGATGGCTACCGAATCACAACAGGACATCATGAAATACCTCTTGGATGGTAACACTGCAGAACTTGAACGTGGTTCTATTGTTTCATCACAAGTGGATAAGTTGAAGGAAGGAACTACCTTCATGGAGCGTCAAGCATTAATGCAAGAGGTCTTAAATGACCTAGGTTATGGTGGAATCAGTACCCAAGACACAATGCTCAACAAACAAGCCGAATGGGAGGGTATGATCTATAACTCTTCCGATGCATTATCCAGTATGTGGCTTGATGCAGAGAAGGGGGCAATGGATTATGTTCTCCAATTGAACGATGCTACTGGTGGCCTTGTAGGTATGGGTATTGTAGCAGGTTCAGTTGCTGGCGGGCCTTTGATTGATACTGTCTCTGGTTTGGGTCAGATGGCTATGGGTATGAAAGCAATCAAGGACCTTAACATGATAAGTTACTTGAAGAACCTTGAAATAATGACTAAACTTTCTGCTGCTGCAGATTGGCTATTGAGTGGAGCGCAAGCTGTGCTTAATGCAATAATGGCATTGAACCCCATATACCTTGTGGTCATTGCTTTGATTGCTTTAGCTGCAGCTTTAATATGGGCTTACTATAATGTCGATTGGTTCAGGGCAATGGTGGATAATGCCTGGGCAAGCATACAAGTATTCGGGCAACAGATATACTCGTTCATTGCCGGTGCATTGACTGGATTGAAGAATGCAATAGTTGCTGTTGGAACTTTCCTTATCGGCAGAATAAACGCCACTTTCTCTGCAGTATGGGGGATCATCTCTGGTGCTATGAACCTATGGAACCAGGCCTCAGCAAAGGCAAGGGAAATTGCAAATGCTATAGGACAAGCATTCAGTGGAGTCAAAGGCAGAATACAAGGAGCCTTTAATGGTGTGACAAATGCTATAACTGCTCCGTTCATGAGCGCATATAACACTTTGAAGCCTATCATTGACAATATCAAATCAGCTTACAATATGTTGACAAGCCTAGGAGGAAGCGCTGGTATCGTTACCGGTAGTGCTGGAATCAGCATGGGAGGAGTAAGCGGAATAGGCAATGCTAACAGCAACCTCATAAGCACTGTAAACAATAGCATTGGCGGAAGCACAAACATAGTCCTAAACGGCATAATCGAAGAGTCCGCTGGAGACTTCATTGTAAGGAAACTTAATGATGAATTATACAAACAAAACGTACTAAGAGGAGTATACTAATAATGGTGGAAGTAAAGTTTGCAGGGGTCAAGATACAGTACATTCTAGATCCAATATCAAAGGCTAAGGAAAGGAATTACAGTACCAATACTTTCATCGGCTCTACTGGTGGGAATAGTGTAGAATACTTATCCACTAATGGTACAGTATTATCCTTCAATAGTGTTGTGAGCAAGGAGAACCTGAACCTCCTAACCTCTTACCGCAAGCTTGCAAAGAGTTACACTAACAAGCCAGGGGTATTGGTAGGTTCCTCTGACCTTGCAGTTAATGGTAATTATTACTTGACTGGTTATAATGAGGAGAAGAAGCTTAATGGTTCTTATGCTATTGGTTGGGAGTTTACAGAGTATGTTAAGCCTAATGTTGTCAAGAAGACATTCAAAAGGATAGGCAAATCAGCAACAAAGAAAACAACCCCTACTGCCAAGAAGACCACTCAAAAGAAAACCAGCACATATATTACAGTATTGCTAACCGATTGCAGTACATTGAAGTATGGTATGACTGGCAAGAAATGTGTCAAATACCTGCAGAAATTCCTGCAAAAGAAAGGATACTACAAAGGATATAAGATTGATGGTGACTACTTGCAGTACACTAAGGCAGCTGTAAACCAAATGCAGAAAGCCTACAAGATAAAAGTCTCCAAATCCAACCAAGGCCAATGGGATACTGTCACCAGGAATTACTGGCGTAAGAAGTACAACATCACAAGCAAAAAGAAAAAGAAATAAGGGGAGTGTAGGAATATGAGCGTTGGAACATTATATGTCAGCAACACACCTAAACTATCATCAACCAAATTCCATTCTATCCCTTTCAATGGTGCTAAGATAGAGTACAAATCCGATTCTGCAGATTCATTCAGCTTCAAGACCAACCAACCACTATCACAAGGGACAAGGGTCAGATATAATGATCCCCGTGGAAAAAGGTATGGTTTCGGCGGACAAGTATACAAGGCCAAGGAATCAACTACTGGTTTGTATGAGTATGATTGCGTAAGCTACTTGAGATTGTACCTTTCCAAGATTAGCAGTGTTAGCTACAGTAATATCACAAGCTATAACCTTTTAAGGAAACTGTTAAAGAATGACCCTAACAGGTTCAGCCTTGCAGGCTTAACCAAAACACAGAATAAGCACAGTTATCTTAAATGGGAGAAGAAATCCATATGGGAGATTGCTCGGCAATTGCAGTACCTTGAATGGAAAGCAGGAAACCCAGTAGAATGTTATGTTGATATAGAGGGAGTACTTCATTTCGGCAAAAACATTAACAATGAACAAGGCTACAAGTTCACCACCAAGGGAGATGGAACCAACACTATCATAAACTATGAGGAAACATTGACTACAGATAATGTTGTCACAGTAGGCCGAGTGGTGTATGATGGTGCAGACCGTGCATATGCTACTGCATCAAAGGAGATGATAGCAACCTGGGGTTACATTGAAGGAGACAGTTTCGACTGTACCGAGAATGTCACCAAAGGCTCCAATAAGGATTCATCCTCTGGCGTTAACAGTGATGGGCAGGCATTCATCAGCAAATACAATATTGATTCCAAGATTGCTAAACAAGCAAACACTATCATCAGTGGGGCTAAGACTGATAATGCTAAGGCTAAGGCAATATGGAAATGGATGAGAGATCATATCAAATATGCTGATTATTCTTGCACAAAGAAGGGAGCATTAGGCACACTTAATGCAAGGAAAGGTAATTGTGCAGACCAAACACACCTATATATGTCATTGGCTGGCAGTGTGGGATTGCAGGTAAGATGCAACCATATCAAAAACCACTTCTATCCAGAAACTAAATTGAATGGGAAATGGTTTGCAACTGACACTACTACAAGCAAAGGATGGGGTAATCATGCAATGAATGGTGGACACCTAGCATACTATAGTAACCCTAATACTTTCAATTGTTAAATGGTGATAATATGGTTTTGAAAGGAGTTAAACAAGTAAGCAAAGACGATAACACCATCACTGTAAAGACATATCCCTCCAAGAAAGGTTACGAGTACAAACTGACAAAGCATACCTGGAAGAATTACTGTCCATTATGCAAGTCCAAAGGGACATTAACATTCAATCCCAAGAAGACCCCAGAAGGCGAAATCACATGCGAAAAATGTGACGCAGACTATTGCGGTACCTCAGGACTTGACAAGGCCAAGAAAGTAAGGGCTAAACTCAAACCAGCTACAGTCACAGGCTCTGGAAATACAGCATCTACAGAGACACAATCCCAAAAATGCAACCTAACCAGGGCAGAGTCCAAGAAGAAGGCAGAAAGCCTAATCAATACTGGGACAGTTTATGCAGGTAAACTCGAGATACCTGCATACCTAAAGGTAAAGGTGGATGACCTATTAAGCTTGAACTTCAAGGGCTTTGATGATGGGCAAAGGTTCAAGGACATCAACAACAAGAAGCTAAATGTCGAATCAGCAAGCCTAGACATTGACAGCCAAACATTAAGCCTAGACCTTACCCGAGGAAGCAATGTTTTAGGTGAGCCTTACGAAGGGGATTACATAATCACCAACAAGAAGGGAGCAATCGTAGCAACAAACCGAAACAAGAACAATCCTCTTAAGGGGAAGCCAACAAGCATAAATCCGAAGATAGGAGGATTCAACGAACAATCCCCCGCAGTCAAGAAGATAATGCTAAAGGGCAAGGAATTAGGCACAGTTGCTAAGATATACAAATACTTAAAGGTTAAAAGTGCTGGAGGGACCGGTGGCTTCAAATACAAATACTACATAGGCCACAAAGTCAAATCCGAAAATGAAACAACCTTCGGCAAAAAGAGTGCTGAGAAATGCTGGACAAGCAAAACCTATAATTGTGTAGATGCCTCATGGCTGTTCTATATAATGTGCAAAGGAGCAAACAAGAAAGTTGACATAATAAAAGCCGAATATACTGGATTGGATGGCGAGAAACGATATCATATGTACAACAAATACAAGGGCAAAACATATGATGTCTCTCAGAACATGAGACAAGAGGTTGATGGATCACATATTGTGGTGGTGAAGAAGAATGACTGATACTGAGATTTATGGTGCTGATTATAGCAGCGAGGGGTTCATTACCAGTGATGGTGACATTGGTTTGGTAACTGAATTGGCTAATGCAGAACAGGCTATAAGGAACCGCTTATTGACAAGGTTAGGGACATACCCCACTATTGATGATGAGTATGGGAGCAATGTCCATCAGGCCTTGGGGGAGAAGATTACTCCTGCATTGATAAGTGAGTTGCGAGTTTATATTGAGAATTGTATGTTAGAGGAGCCTAGAGTGTATGGGGTCCTAAGCCTTGACATAACTGCAGAAGGACATGACAGCCTACACTTGCAATTGCAATTGCAATTGGTGGATGGAAGCGAACTTGGTTTTGAGGAGAACATTAACACTTTAGGATAAGATTTTTATGGTGCAGGAAACAGAATATTTGGAATTGTTCGATGGGACAACAATCGAGAAGGATGATGTTATAGATACTTTGAAGAGCAAGTATGATAATGCTTATTACAATGGCTTGACCAAGGTGACAGATTTCACTGAAGGAAGCGAAGCCTATCATTTATTGGATACAATTGCGAGCTTATTCCTTGAGGCACGTGAAGACATTAATGACAATTACCTGATGAGCATGATACATACTCAGGAAGGGGAGTTCCTGGATAATACTGGGGATAGTCTTGGAGTGTATCGTAAGGCTGCAAGCCCTAGTACTGGTTATGTTGTTATCTATTATAACAGCACTGCTTTGACTGCAGATGCAATATTGAATGATGGAGCAGGGACAACCTGCAACCTGGAAGACCCAGTAATATTAGAGGACCTTATCGTAATGACTGATGACAGCATAAGCTTCATAGTTGAGGATTCCGATTCAACACTCAATGGGAACAAATACATCAAATTGGAAGCAACATGCGAGTACGAGGGAGAATACACTAACGTATTATCCGATACCATTACCATTATCGAGAATGACCTCCCTGCTGGTGTAAGGGTCACCAATACTGCCTTTAGTGGCGGAACAGATATTGAATCTGATGATGATTACCGTGCAAGGATACTTGAGCATCCTAACAGCAGCCCTACTGGCAGCATTAATTGGTATAAGACAATACCATTCGTTGATGAGGGAGTGGTGAACCTTGTACATGACATACTCCCAACCAAGGAAGGAGTAAGCAGTGACGAGGACTTATTATTGATCTATAATCCAATCAATAAGGCAGAGACACAACAATCATATACTGGTGGGCAATCAGACATTACCGGTACCTTTTACCCATCCGAGTATGCTCTCCGACAGTTCTTCGCATTGGACGAATACAACATCGTAGGAATAACCCTAGGCTACGAGAAGGCCACACCACAATATGTATTGGCTGATACAACAGTTACCGGTTACACTATCAATTACAAGATATATGTGAACATTGATACAGCAGAGTATCCTGAAGCTACATTGTCTACTGTTACTCCAAAGGTTGAAGCGGTGATTAGTCAGTTTAACTTGGATGCGAATATTTACCAGGACTTCAACCCAGCAAACCTATGTGTACTCATTGAGGAGATACCTGAGGTTACTGATGCTATAATCTATCAGAAAGCAACAAAGACAAGTGATTCAAGTGTTACTTGGGGTATTGTGACCGAGCCTATCAGCATGGATGAGGATGAGGTTTACCAGGTAAGCCCTGATGTTGGGGTTATAAATACTGGCCCTGCTACTGGATTAGTGACTACACCATCCAAATCAGACAACCCATAAATGGAGGGATAATTTTTATGAGTTATGATGATAGCAGCCTAATAGGTGATGAGATCTGCGATTACTACTATGACATTGAGAACAATTTCATGAACCCTCCATCTCCTACAGGCTTCTTTATTTATAAAGTGTTAGGTGGTGCTTTTGACTGGTTAGCGGATTTGGTTACTCAGTTCCGCATTGATTACAGCATACTTGACTGCAATGTAGGGAATGTTGAGATTGTGGATGGGTTCCCTGAAGAACCTGATACCACTCATACCTATTATGTCTCAAACTATACCACTAGTGGGGGAAGCTTCACCAAGTACAGTTATAATGGCAGCACTTGGGATAGCAGCACTGTTACTGAAGGAGTAGTGAATGCTTTAGATAGTTTCTGGGGCAGG